TAGAGATGAAAGACAGTTATTAGGTAAGTTACTTGTATGTGAAGTGTGTAAATTTGTTAATAAAATTACAGCATTAGATTCAAACACAACATTTGATCTATCTAATCAATCAGTAAAGAATAAATGGAATATTATTGAGGCTTTAGAGTCTAAAAACTTAAAACCAATATTTGATTACATTACTTCCATTAGAAACAGTGAAGAAGAGTTTGTAAAACTAGAAGATACCCAAATTGACATAGGCCCTGAATTGTTTATCTTATGATAAATATTTAAATGGCCGATACATTAGCTGACGTTTTACCTCTATTCACAAGAGTTAACACCGCTTTAGCTAAAAGACTAGAGAAGGTAGAGAGCACTGTATATAACGTAAAGAAAGCTCAAACTGCTAAGAAAGATAGAGTTATTGAAGAGAGTGAGCCGGTAGAAATTGAATCGTTTGGTACTAAAGCATTAGCTGAACTCAATAAGGTGTTCAAAGTTAATGCAGCCCAAACAAAAGAAACAAAAGAAACTAAAACTGCAGGTAGTAGTATGGATTGGTTAAAGAGTTTTAGTCTTGCAGGTTTAATAGGGGTTGCTGCGTTAATTAAAAAATTTATAGATAGTGGTTTCTTTCAAACATTTGGTTTGTTTATAAGAAACTTTCCAGACCTAATAACAGGATTCTTTAAAAAATTTAACGGTTCAGTAAACACACTTTTTTTAGGATTGCCTAAAAAAATCACTGATGGGATTAAAGATGGTATGAAAAAGTCTTTAGGCAAGGAAACGGAAACTGCTGCTGAAAAAGCTGCAACAAACTTAGCTGAAAGTAAATTAGGTAAAGGGGCAGTCAAAGCTGGTCAAAAGGTTGGACAAAATTTATTAAAAACAACAGAACAGGCAGGTGAAAAAGCTACAACTAAACAATTTGAGGAATATTTAGCAAGTAAACAGTATGCTATTAAACCTGGTTCAGAAAAAAGATTAATAGATTTAAGAACCGGTAATCAATTAGAAAGATCTAACAGTAAATTCATATACGAGAGGGAACAGAAACTTTTTCAAGAACAGTTAGGTAAAGCTAGTACCAAAACAGAGGGCGGTGTTTTGTCTAAAATAGGTGGAGCAGCTTACAATATAAGTTCAAGAGTTGGGGAATTTGTTGGTAACTTAGGTGTTAAAGCTTTTGGTAAAATACCAGGCAATAAACAAATTGCATCTATGGTTGAAAGATATGGTCCAACTATATTAAAATTTTTAGGTAAATTAAAACCAGGAGTTGGGTTTTTACTTAAAGTTTTACGTGTACCTGGGGTAATAGATGCAATATTTGCAGGTGCTAATATCAATTCATTAATAAATAAGTACCAGTCTGGTAAAATAGACGAGGAAACATTTAAGACCGAAGTAGCAAGAGCAGGTACTAGAGCGGTTGGTAGTGCATTAGGTCAAGTTTTAGGTGGTATTGGTGGTGGTTTAGCAGGTGGATCTCTTGGAGCTGCAGCTGCTGGGGCCAGTTTAGGGTTTTTAGCACCAATAGCCCCTGCATTAGCATGGGGCGGTAAAGAGGGTGGTCAATTCTTAGGTTCACTTATTGGTGATTTGGCTGGTTCAGGTTTAATAACATTATTAGAAAAAGGCATGGGTATAGGTCAAAACGATTTTGGTAGGGCTACTGGATTAAGCAGAGTTGGGGATGCAGCTAAAAATGCAAGAGACACTTTATTTAACACAATATTTGGTAGCTACACGTCGTTGACGGGAGTAGCTAAATTAGGTTTAGGTCATAGTTTAAGTGGTGAAAAATATTTAAATGAATTAACAGCTGAAAATGCAGCAAAAAAGAAAGAAATGGTAAACGTTAAGGATGTTACTATATCAGCTGGTGGTAAAGTTATTGTACCACATTCAAGTGATACACTATATGCAATGAAGCAAGGTGGTCCAATGGACAATTTCTTTAATAAAAATTTAGAAGCAAATGAAGAAGGAAACAAAATACTAAAATTCCATTCTGATAAGTCTCTAAACATAATGTCTAACCAGGTCAAGTTAATACAAACTACAAACAATTTATTACAAGAAGTGTTGCAAAAAATTAACACACCCACAAACATTATAAACTCTCCAAAAATAACAACTTCTAATTATGGAAACCTCGGGTCATTAAGGGCTTTACAAGGCGTAGCTTATTAATTTGAACTAAGTATATATATGGCAGATCTACCAATAACATTAGGAGCAACATCACCAATACAGTTACCTGCTTTTGGTGTATCTGCTTCAAGTCTTGCACCCAAACAGTTATGGGAGTTAAAAAAACGTAATGCCAATGATACTTTACCAGCATTGTTAAGATTTACTAACAGTGCAGCAATTGCTGGTTTTAATCCACCCACCATAAATGCATCTACTTTTTCAGTTACCAAGGTTTATAGTGGTATACAAGTGGCTAACCCTATTGATGTTGTTAATGACTTTGATTGGACAGTATCACCTAAATCTTCAAGGGTAGAAGTACCTGTAGTATATATGAACGAAAAGCGGTTACTAATGAATAGTAACGTTTCTAACATAGCTAATTCAGTGTTCTCGGTGTTAGATAGTGGTGAAACAATAGCTGGTTCTGTGGTACAAGCATTAGGGTCACAAATTTCAAATTTTATCAATGGCCAAACAACAACGTTTACAGGCAATGCTGTGGGTAATGGTGTGTTGCAACAAGGCCCAGCATTCTCAAACTTTCAATCGTTTAATGGTCTTAATGCAAACTCACCTTTAGTGCAGCCTAATCTTTCACAGCAAATACAAACAGCTGCAAAATATCCAACCACGTCCAACTCATTTTCATTCGACACAATAAATTCATTTTTACAAAACCAAGGGTTTAATTCGTTTACAAATTCAGTGCTAACCCCTTACAACTATTTGTATGCAACAGAACCAACCGGATTTACTTATCAAATTCCATATTTTGGCGATAACTATAACAGTTTATCAAATGATTTTGGGGGCACAAGTAATAATTTTTTAAATGAAGCTGTACAAGAACTTGGTATATTATCTGAAACAGCATTTAAATTAGCTAATTTTATTAAACCAGGCACTTATATTGAAAAATCAAAACAATTTTCAATGGGTGATGGTGGAAGACAAATTACTATAAAATTTCCATTACTTAATACTATATCACAAGCAAGCATTAGTCAAAACTGGCAATTACTTTTCGGTTTAATTTATCAAAACAAACCTGGTAGAGTTACAAGAGCTATTATTGACATGCCAGTAATTTATGAAATAACAATTCCAGGCATGGTATATATGCCATATGCATATATTAACAGCTTAACAGTAAACTTTATTGGAGCTAGACGTTTAATGACCATTAAAGTACCAGTAGCAACATCTAATGGTGATAATTTTACACCAATTACCACTATCATTCCTGACGCCTATGAGGTTGAAATTGGTATAACTGGCATGAATGAAGAAACAAGAAACTTCTTATACGCCAGTATAACACCTCAAGGTGTAACAACCAACCCAACAAGGAATACATAACATGGACTTTGGTACATATCAAAATTATAATTCAAATTTACCTAACTTGCAATTGTATAGGTATGAAAATATTTTTAAAACATATCAAACAAACGATAAAAACAAAGACTACTTTTACAATATTGTAAAAAAGATATTTGTACCTAATGATATAAACAATAATGCTTTTTTTACCACTGTATACCAAGCTAATACACCTTTAACCACATTAAGTTATCAAATTTATGGTACTACCTACCTTTGGTGGCTTATTTGTATAGTAAACAATATACAAAATCCGTTTGACCCAGCACTATCTGGTAAAACTTTAAAAATCATCAAACCTAACTATATAAATTTTGTACTAACTACAATTAGTCAACAGTTACAATGAGAAATGACGCGCTTTTTACAGCACAGCAACAAAATTATTCTTCTTTTCAAGTAGTTATTAATAAAAAGAACTATTTGTTCAAGGCAACTTTTGCTAATGCTGATGGTTATTACGTTACTTTTCAAAAAGATGCAATAATAGACTTAAAATTAACTGAAGTTGCATATTCACCATTTTTACAAGGTCATATAGTTATAAACAACTCTGAAGATGTAATTGAAAGGTTTAAATTACCACAAACAAACAAAGAGTTTACTGCAAACACAGCTCCTGATATAGTAGGTTATAGGACAAGAGGTGATGGAAGAGATTTACTTTACCTTACCATCATACCAATTGATCCAACTCAAAGCCCTACTCAATCCCCATACAATCAAAACAGTTTAAATTACAATAGAGTGTTTTCTATACAGTATATATTTTGTTTAACTGACGAAACTGACGTTGAAACACCAACCGGTAAAGCTAAAAAATACACTTTACATGATTTAGATTACATTATACTTAAAGATAAAAAAATATTCTTTTCCACCACCGATTTGTTACCAAAAAATAATTTAGCATACTTAAATGATTTAAATAGAAGGGCTAAAACAGGTGACTGTTTAAAGTATATTTTACAAAAAGGGTTGCAATCCTCAGGCGCAGTGTTCAGTACACTATCTGGTAACAGTTTAGTTACACCATATTTTGAAAGTGGAGCTTCAACCATATTTTACTCGTCACCAAACGATTATACTGCTTATGACGACTTAATGTATGTGTTAAATTTCCACGTTTCAAACAGTTCTGGTAAAGATTTTTCACTATTACTTAAAGATAGGTTTACTGGAGAGTATACTTTAGAAAGCGTTAGCAGTGCTTTTACTAAAGCATACAATAAAAGTACAGATTCAGGTAAAGAATACTACTTAGAAAACTTAACCATTGCTGGAGCTCAAACGACTAACTCAAATATTATTCAAAATGATATTAAAAAGCCTTTATACGCTATAGAGTTTGGTGAAACCGGTGATGTACAAGAGGTTAAGTTTTTTAATTCGCCTGGTTCAGATTTTCAAGACAGGATAAAGTCTATTTTAGTACACAATTATAATTTTGATTATGCTACATTTAACATTAACTCAGTGGATGGTGATGTTGAAAAGGTTAAAAAAGACTTTACTGGTTTGTATGTACAGCCAATGAAAGGTAAAAACAATTTACCTGCACCTCATTTCATTATTAACAACACACAAAAAACAAATCAAAATTTTGAAAACCATTTTTTAGTGTATCAACAGGATAATGACTTTTTAAAAATAGCAGTTGGTAGAAATGAATTGTTAAAGAGAGCTTTACAATTAAATTTGGGTGTAGAAATAACCGTGCAAGGTGGCTTGCAACGCAAAGCCGGTAAATTTATTAGTATAGATAGAACGGGTAACTATATTGACAATGATTTTGATAGTAAATTTTTAGGCATTTACTTTATACTATCAGTAGACCATCAGTTTATTGGTAATGACCAGTATATAAATAAAATTATAGCCCTTAAAACGTACAGTTTTACTGATCCACAATATAACGAAAACATACCATGAGCTCAACATCATTACTACCGGACTACGTTGGTATTGTGCAAGACACAAGCCTCAATTTTTATAATAATAGTACTGATTTGTTAAACACACTTGGTAATTACTTAGCTGAAATTAACGAAAACATTAAATTTAATAAAAGTTTAGTAACAACAAATGTTTTATCTGCTTATACAGCATTGTATAACGAATTAAATGCAACAAGTTTTACAGTACCAAATTATCAATTAGTAAACGGACAAGTACAACTTGATGGGGTAAAAACAATGGATAACCAGTTTGTTCTCTATTTTATTGAAAAATATTTGTCTTTAATCGACTCATACAAGACAACTATTAATCAAGGCATATTAAACAATAGTTTTTTTGCACCTTTTTCTGATGATATTGGTTGTACTATTGAAACATCTACCATATTAGATGATAGCACCGTTCCTTACTTTGATATATACACCCAAACGCAATTATACCCAATAAACATACCCACAACTTTATTAAACAAAGTATCATTAAACGAAAAAACAATATTAAAAACTTTTAGTTTTTATACTGACCCGTTACTAAGAGCTAATTTATATGGATTACAAAACGGAAACCTTAATAACAACACTGCACAAACCTCACACGGCACAAATTTAATAAATGATGTTTTATATTATAAAAGAGCAGTGCAAAACCATCATGACTTTATGGTGGTAATGCAAGTAGCATTGAATAAAATTTCAGATTTTATACTATTTTTTGAAAGTATCAACCCAAGAGATCAAGACCCTCAAAGAAAAGCAGTATTTTACAGGTACACGATTACTAATATGGAAAACTTACAAGTGCAAGTTGATGCACTTAAGAATGTTCTATCTCAAACTTTATTATCTTCTAGTGCAGTGTTAGGACCTATTTGAGTTTCAGTCACTTCAACGTTTATTATTTTGGAATCCTCTACTAATTTCTTAAGAAGTTCTTCTCTATTCATTAGTAACTTACCTTGAATGTTATTTTGCTGTAATTCCTTCTTACTATCAATATCCATTTGCTTAAGTTGAAACTTAGCGTCAAGATTTTTTTGATTAATCATTACTTTGTTGAGAGTTTCTATAGCCGCAGCTGACGAACTCACTAAAGTAGCCAATGCTGATACATCTTCTGGCGTAGGTGCACCAGCTACATACGTTTTTAAATCTTCAACAAACTCAACACTACCTTTAATTAACTGTGCAGAGTATTGTATAAGGAACTTTTCCATTTCTTCTTTAGAAAGTTCTTGTTTTGGTTTTCCAGGCTTAGGTATATCTACCTTACCTTGTAATTGTTTAACCAAATCATCTACAGCATTGTTTAATTTGTCGTCAGCCATCACAAATACTTATAAAGATATTTATTTTATAACATAGAAACATCAACATACTTCTTACCCGGGCTATGTTTTTCCCATACCCCTGTACTTAAATATATAACACCTTTCAATCTTCTTGTTTTCATTTGTTGTTGTATATTAGGGTGTTGAGATATAGTTAGTAAATAGTTTGCAAAATCGTTTTCACTCATGTTAGCTAATTTAACTGCCCCTTTTTTGGCACTTTCATTATTTTTTAATTTTTTACTTGTTATTAGTCTACCATTATCATTATATTTGTTTTTACCTTTTTTTCTTGTTGAAAGTTCTTGTTTTATTTTTTCCCACCTCCTACTACCATCAAATGTATATCTCCAATTTTTTCTTCCCTCAAATAATCTATTAAGTAACCCAGCTTTATATTTTTGTCGCATTAAATAAGAATGTTTTTTATCCGCTAAAACACGTTTTTCAGATCTAATTTTGTATTTGTTTTTATCACCCTGTTTTTGTTTTTCTGTGCGATTATTTCCTTTAAAACAAACAGCACCGTGTTGCGGTTTTGTTACAAAGTCTGCATCACCGTTTGTAAGATTATAAAACTTTTTGTTGTACCTTGCATTAAAATAGTTTAATAATTTTTCTTCATATTGTCTTGCTTCAATATCACTATTAAATCTTTTTAACACAATTTTAAAAAAGTTGTTTATGCCATTTATTTTTATATCTTCTGTTAGCATTTTACATGACCCATAATACCCACCCTTATCTCTTGCTACCATTTTATATCCAATATAGTATTTTGGTAAATCATCATTTTTAGATCTTATTTTGTTTATAATAATATAAACATATGACTCTTTCATATACTTATTATTTATCACCTCAGTAAGGGTTGTCAATCATTTTTAACAAAAAAAAGTTGATTTCAATATTTTATACTGTATTATTGACACATGGTTAAAATAAGTTTTAAATCGTTAAACGCAGACGCTAAGTTACCTACCAAAGCCCACTCAAATGATACAGGTTGGGATGTTTACTGCACGGATAATGTTGATATTAAACCTGGTGAATCTAAAATAGTACCAATAGGTTTACAGTTAGCTTTCATAACACCAGGTCACTGGATTCTTGTATGTTGTAGGAGTGGTTTAGGTTTTAAACATAACTTAACAGTGCATCCAGGAGTTATAGACGAGGGTTACAGAGGCAGCCTTGATATTCTTTTTAGAAACTTAGATTTAGAAAGAACATATTCATTTAAAAAAGGAGATAAAGTAGCTCAACTTGTTATATTTGAAAATATACAAACTTCTGTTGAGTGGGCTGACCAAGTAACAGAGACAGCACGTGGTGATAAAGGGTTTGGTTCATCTGACATTAAAGGATAAAATATGTTTAATAACTTATGGGTTGAAAAGTATAGACCGAAGACACTAGATGAAATGGTTTTGTCTCCTGAGAATAGGAACTATTTCACTAGTTTAAAGGATGAGATACCAAATTTATTATTTGTTGGTACACCTGGCATTGGTAAGACTACTATTGCTAAAATAATTGTGCAGGACATATTAAAGTGTCAATACTTGTATATAAATGCATCAGACGAAAACGGTATTGATACAATTAGAAGCAAGGTCAGTGGTTTTTCCCAAACCAAGAGCATTGACGGTAAGGTTAAGGTTGTTATCTTAGATGAAGCTGATGGTATTACGTTAGATGGTCAAAGAGCTTTACGTAATACTATGGAAGAGTATAGTGGTTATACACGCTTTATACTTACAGCTAATTACAAACATAAGATAATTCCTGCCATACAGAGTAGAACACAGTACTTTGACCTAACCCCACCTTTACAGGAGGTGTCGGGCAGGGTTGTTAGTATTCTTAAGTTAGAAAAAGTAAAAGTACCTGATACTGAAAAGACTAAATTGGTTAAAGTTATAAAAGATAACTACCCAGATATCAGAAAGACCATTAACTTAATACAAAAGTATAGTGCTACCGGTACCTTAACTATTACCGTCAATGTGGATACTAGTTCAATTGCTAAAGTGGTGTACGAATATATTAAATCTAAAAAACTTACTGAGCTGAGAAAGCATTTAATTGAAAATGAAAGTGAGTTTCAAGGCGATTACGGGGCGTTACTTAAACACTATCTTAACTTTCTTTATGATAATACAGAAATTAAAGATGATGTAAAAAGAAAAGCTATAGTTGTTATAGCTGAACATTTATACAGAGACGCAATGGTCTTAGATAAAGAAATAAACGCTTTTGCGTGTTTTTGTCAGTTAAGTGAACTGACTTAATTATACATCTTCTTGTTTAAAGGTTTTTCAGCAGAACTGAAACCTTTAACTTGAGGATCTTTTGCTCTAGAGTCTGGTGTTGACTTTAAAGTTACATTTACATTCTTTAAAGTCGTGTCTGTAGGACGTACTTTATTAGTCATGCTATTGTCTTGAGAATATAAAGTTTGTAAATATGGATTGTAAGGAGATTCTTCTGCTTCTTCAGCATACTTATCCTTAACATGATCTAAACGTGTTCTTCTTTCTTTATGCTTGTATTCATCAGTTGGTGGTAAGTTAGAATATGAATTGTTAACGTAAACTAACTCACGAGGCACGGTAACTTTGTTAGCAAGATCATACAAACCTGGTGCTAACTCATGGCATAGTTCTAAGTAGAAAGAAATCCCTCTATTATCTTCATCATTTGGTGCACTGGTTGGGTATTTTGTTTTAATATCATTAACTCTTACATTTTTCTTCATTGCAAAGAAGTCTACAAGATACTTCTGTATTTCAGGTGCTAGCATTTTAAATGCTGGGTGACTTTTTAAATTCTTAACAGGTAATACAACGTCACCAACTAATATACCACCATTATTATAACGAGTAATGTTATTCTCTACAAGAGTTAAAAACTTCTTTGCCATATTTATTATTTAAGCTCTAATAGTATATTTCTATTTCCCATCTAAATAATATTAAATGGCAACCATTTCATTAAGTCCTTTAGCTAACAGCTATTCCAATAGAAATAATGCTACAGTTTATTCAGATCTGCATATAGACTTAATTATTGGTTCCACATATAGTAATCAGCTGTTTAAACAACAACAAATACTTGATATTCAAGCTGATAACAATTTAGCAGCAATTTATAACAGCATTGCAAGTATTATTACAACAACCCCAGGCCAAAAACCATTAAACCCGGTATTTGGTATCAATTTTGGTGATATTTTATTTTTACCATGTACTAATGATAGAGCAGTGGCTATAGGTGGTGCAATATTGCAAGGTATACAACAGTTTGAACCAAGAGTAATAGTAAATAACGTTAATGTTGAACCAAACACAGACATTAACCAGTATACTATAAGCATTACAATAACAGTACCTAGGTTTGGTACACAACAAACTACTATTATAGGCACTTTAGATAAATCAGGATTCTATTTAAATAACTAATATGGCAGACCAATTAACAGACTACACTTTACCGCAAGCGAGTTACACATCGTTTGATGCACTCACCTTAAAACAATACATAATTAACAGATTAAACCAGGGTGGGGTGTTTACAGACCAGAATTATGAAGGTAGTAACTTAAATGCCATTACTGATGTTATTGCTCTTTCTTACCATTACTTACTTTTTTACCTAAACCAAACAAGTAGTGAGTCAATGTTTAATGAAGCCACGATTTATGAAAACATGAATCGTATAGTTAAGCTAATTAATTATAAACCAGCTGGTTATAGAACATCTTTATTATCATTTCAAACAACTGCTAATGCAGCCTTACCACCTGACATATACACAATACCAAGATATTCATATTTTACAGTAAATGGTATAGTTTATTCTTTTGCAACAGATGCAACGTTTTCTAAATCAACAAGTGCATTAGAAGACTTAACCACTTTATATCAAGAAAACCTTTTATACCAAGGACCATACATTGAGTACCCAGCTCAAGCTGCAACAGGTGAACCTTATGAAACATTTACCCTGGTTGTTAAAGATAATGTTAACAACACACCTGTAAATATAGACCAAGGTAGTATTAATGTTTATGTACAAAGTGCAGTTACAGGAAATTACACACAATTTAATTTAACACAATCAGTATTCTTAGAAAACAGTACAGCACCGGTATATGAATTAAGATTTAACGAAAATGGTTTCTATGAAATCAAATTTGGTAATGGAGTTTTTGGTCAAGTATTAAATCCTGGTGATTTAGTTTACATTTATTATGTACAAAGTAATGGTACTGCTGGTATTATATCTGCAGGCCAGTTAAACGGCAATACTTTAAATTTTTACACAACACCGCAATTCCAAACCATTGCATCGCAGGTTTTAAATCCAAATTTAAATTACCTAACACCAACTCAAGCAACATTATTATCTTTTACTAATACAATTGCTTCATCACCGCCAAATCAACCTGAATCGGTTACAGACATACAAAATAATGCTCCTAAATCGTTCTTTAGTCAAAACAGACTTTTAACATCTCAAGATTTTACATCATTTATTACAAACAATTTTAGCAATATTGTTACAAGTTCATATGTTGTTAATAATAATGATTTTATAAATGGTTATATAAAATATTTTTATGATCTAGGTATCACCAGACCAAATGATGATCCAAGATATTTGTTTAATGAAGTTAATTTCTCACAATCTGGGCAAGATAACAACATATACCTTTTCATGGTACCGTCAATACAAACTGTTGATGCTAATAATAACGAATATTTCTTACAAAATTCTCAAAAAAATATAATTATATCTTCTATGGCAGATTTAAAAGCTCTTAACATGGAGCTTATACCAGAAGATCCAGTTTACACAGCATTTACTTTAGGTTTAGTGCAACCAGGTGAAACACCAACAGTGGATATATCTAATAGCACGTTTTTAGTTATAAAAAAGTCAAGTGATATAAGAGTAGATACTAACTCTTTAGCAAACAACATAAACACAGTGTTTCAAAATTACTTTAACTCGCAAAACTGTACTCTAAATCAATTAATAGATGTTAATAATTTAGTTACACAAATTTTAAGTATTAATGGTGTACAAACATTTTACACAATGAGAGTTTTACCAGACGGTACTACCGTAACAAGTAATAACCTTTCATTATTGGTGTTTAATCCAAACTATTCAGATGTTGATATACAAATAACAACATCAAACTTGCAGTTACCGTTTTATAAATTCCCATTTTTATATAACCAGACTATTTTACCCAATATTATAGTTGAGTAACCACTGTTTTACTCTATCGTAAAATAAATTATCTTTAAATTTATTAACATCTATATTTTTAATATTGTGTTTATTAAAAATAGGATCACAAGAATAGTGGGCTATGTAATGATCATCATTTAAGTGATTTACATTTGGAACATAGCAGTAGTCTTTACTTACCATTTTTACTTTATTAACTTCACAAGCAGCTTGTAAAGAATACATCCCTGCCCACCAACTGGTAACAGAACCTTCTGTACTATTATCAACAATATTTTTGTGGAAAAATATCCAATCCAATAACAATTTTTTAAATGTTTTAACTTTACCAATAATTGGTACAAAACCACCGTTATAGTAATTTTTATTACCCCCAGTAAACTTATTAATAACGTTACTATTTTTGGTTAAACTGAATAAATGCCAATCTTCATATATAGTTGAAACGTGTAATTCATCGTCAGGTATATCTGTAATTGGCGCCGGTTTTAAATGAAACATATCACAATCTAATAACTCTATTATTTCATTGTCATCAAGAGTGTTAATAATTTGATACAACCCAGTCTGTATATTAATGGGTAAATATTTTTCTTTATCCAACCCAATAAAGTAATCAAAATAAGATTCACAAATTCTAACCGGTACATCTATAGGCCAGTCAAAGTTATCCATTTTTTTATCACGAATGTAATTTCGTTTTACCAACACTGGTGCTGTTTTACTAGCAGCCATATCACCATAAACAATTTTGTGGTTAAACCAAAATAAATTAAGTTGCCACTTAAATGTGTTATTATAAACAGCTGTAGGTATGCTTATCATTACAAAACTATTTACATATTAACTCTTAGTATACAACAATTGTTTAATACTCGACCCGTCATATATATTCACATATGGAAACGTTAGCAATGGTATTAATGGTAAGAAATGAAGCACCGTATTTGTTAGAATGGTTTGCTTTTCACCTTACACAAGGCGCCACATACTTTAAAGTGTATGATGAAAGTGATGACTTAACCGGTAGAATAGTAAAGTTACTTTCTCAAAAATATCCTATAGAGTATAACTACTGGCCTATGAAATATAGCAACACTTTACCAGTAGAGTCACAAAACGAAATTTATAACATAGCTTCTAAACAACTAAAAGGTAAATTTAAGTTCGTATCATTTACTGACGTGGATGAATTTATAGCAGACATAAATGGTGATAAGTTTATTAATCTTTTAAATAGTGTGCCAGATGATGTATCTGCCATAGCTATGAACCAAAAAATATTTGCTTCATCTGGTCACACTAATTATTCCCCAGAACTAGTTACAACTAGATTTACATGTAGAGGTAAGGACCCAAACAGTGAACACACATGGTTAAAAATGATAGCAAGACCAGATAAATTAAAACACTTTAACACCCCTCATTGTTTGACTGTAACTGATGGTAATATAGCAGCTTTAGATGGTAAAGTATTGAAT